ACAAATATTTCAGTTACCCCAGATCCAGGATTAGAGAAAAATACAGTGGTTCCAATACCAACTCCAGATACTGAACTTATACCCAAAGATTCTACTGGATTGAAATAATATTCTTTGTTTACTTTATCGTTGAATGATGTTTTATACCCAACATTAATAAGAACTCTTCTTGACAGTTCTTCAATTCTTGTTGACAGTGTGTGAGAAACCCCGACAGCACCATTTTGCGATCTTAAAACTCTGAGTCTAGAAGAAATTTTGTCAACATTTAGAACTTTAACCTGTTCTGAATTAGATCCAGTGCCTATTCCGAGGATATCATTCTCTTGAAGTTGAGGAAATTCAATATTCCCCGAAATTGAAATGTAAGTTACAATTCCAGTAACTCCATCAGTAGCAATAAATTTAGATACTGTTAAGTAATTTGTAGAGACTCCTACCTCATAACTTCCATCCAAGAAAGAGGAAGTTGTGGAAAGTCCAGATACATTTATTACATCATCTTTCTTAAATCCATGAATTGCAGTTCCAATTCCAAGGAATGTGCCATCTCCTTTGATTGGATAAAATTCAACGTTCGATATTTCAGTTCTTGCAACACTTATTGCTGATGGACTTGCTCCTAAAATCTTGGAGACCCTAGACGCAGAGAAGAATTGAGATTGTGGTTCTTTTTCAAAAACAACTCTATCATTAACTTTATAGTTTGTACCACCAGTTTCAATTCCAATATTATCAATGTATCCTTTTTGGATTGATTTTATCGTAGAATCTTGATCAACCAGATCATAAGACTTTTGGAGGTAATCATATCCACTGTATTCTTTATTAAGTGCATATGGATAAGTATTTCTTATCCATGAATGAGAACTTACATCATACTCATCATGATTTGAATTTGGATCATAGTTAAACTCATCTGGACTTGATTGGAAATTTTTTCCAATTAAATATGGGAAACTTGGTTTCTTGAAATTCTTAAATGCACCATCTGTAGAAGAGGATCTATCAAAAGTTGCAAAATATGCATAAGTTCCATTTGGAAAATCGGGAGTTACACAGAATCTTCCATTATTCTCATCCAAAACTGATTCATCTGTGGATTCTCTCCACTCAAAGTCTTCTACAAAAAATTCCTCTGGGAAAGCACTTGTTGGGGGTCTGTTTGGTTTTAGTGATAATGAATAACCAGATTTCATTTGAGTTATACTACCACCAGATGTAGTGGAGTATGCATATGGTCCATAGATTGGGTAACCATCATAAGACCATCCAATGATTGATGAGTGTGATGTGTTATCTACTTCTTGACCATTCTGAATTTCAAGATCTTTTTTACCGTAGAGTGGATTTCCATCTTGATCGACTGAATATATAACTTTTCTTAATGTTCTTGGAGCATAAACATAAGAACACTGCAGTTCAAAGTCTGTATTATTTGCTTCTGATATGAAAACATCATCTGAATTTATGTTTGGTAAGTTTTTCCCAAAATTATTAATAGTCCATTTTTGAATATTTGGAATAAATTTAGCACTAGAACCGGTTTCTTTAACTTCAATAGTGGTGGTTGAAACTCCGTAACCAACTCCAGACTTGTTAATCTCTACTCCTACTATTTGCCCATTTAAGAGTTTTGGAACTAAATTTGCACCACTTCCAATTCCAGATACAACAAGAGTTGGTGGTGAATTATATTCTTGACCACTTCTGTTAACAATAACGTCGATAATCTTTCCACTTTCTGATACTACAGCCTCTAGTAGTGCTCCAGTTCCAGTTCTTAATGTTACATCTGGTTCTCTCTTGAAGTTAATAATTTCAGACGATCCATATCCAACTCCAGTATTTGTCAGTTGAATAGAAGTTATTTCTCCTCTTACTATTGGTTGGAGAATTGCCTTAAATTTACTACTTCCAGTTGAAGCAATACCAATGTTACCAACAACCTCTACTGATACTGGTGGGTAATTAAAACTGTGAGTTCCTACACCAGTTGAAGCAAAATCTTCATATTGTTTAGTGTTTAAGTAAAAATCTTTTGCAGTAGTACCGACCCCAACAGAACTTAATTTGAATGTATTTTGATCTATTTCAGTTACATAGTACTCTACTGTGGTAGACAACCCAGAAACTGCAGTGCCATCAAATGAGTATTTGACAATTTCTCCAGTTTTATATCCATGATTATTAATAGTTACAGTATTGAGTGCTGTGTTGATACCAGAAGAAGAACAAAGTCTCTGCTTTGTTTCGTATCCAGATCCAGCATTTGTTAAAGTTACTGATCCAACTACTGATTTTCCATTTAATGACTTTAATTCATGAACACCTGCACCAGCACTTGTAAGAACAACGGTATTAATTCCCAATACAGAATCATTTAAAGTATTGTGAAGTTTCACAATATATGGACTTTGTACAGATACATGATATACTGCATCTGTAGACAATCCAGAAATTGCCCTCTCTCCAAAAGTTTTATATACTACTCTTTCACCATTTCTAAATTTGTGGTATGTAGTAAATCCAATAGTAGATGCATCTGAACCAAAACCAACAGTTCCTATACCAGAAATATCTGTAGAAACTCCTGTTGGGTTGAAAGAAACTTGGTGTGGAACTACAACTAGATTTACATCTGCTGTTGCCCCACTTCCATTACCACCTGTTATTTTTACTTTTGGTATTTCTACATAATCAAATCCAGAATTTAAAACACGTATTTCTTTAAATTCACCTTTTACTGCACAAATGCCAGTAGCACCTGTTCCAACAGAATCACTTATGTTAACAACTGGAGGATTTACAACATCATAATTTTCTCCTCCAGACGAAATGTCAATAGATTCTAGAACTCCATAATGTACATAGTTCTTTGATTTATAATTTAAAATTTCAATACCATTTATCAATATACCAGTATAACCAGATTTTGTCTCATATTCTTCAGAATTAATGGTTGGTGTTGATATTTGTCTATAAATTTTTTGAGGTTTTATTGCCTTATTTCTAAATTCTGCTTTCTCTAAAGTGTTTTCTGCAATCGTAACAGTATCTAAACCTCCAACTGGAGTGACTGTTAAGAATTTTTCTGCATATAAATCGGAAACACCTTTTGCAAGTTTGATATTATTGGAGTCTATTCTTTTTACGATATAATTTCCTTCGTCGAACAGGTAACTTATCACAGTTGATTCTGTTACCGTTTTACCTTCTGCATCGGTATAAGTTATTGTATTTTTTTGTGGAGTATAATATACAACATCGCCAGTATAGAAATTATGATCAAGACCAGATGAAATCTGTAAAATTTCTTGACCTAAAGTAAAAGTTCCAGAAAGAGTTATCTTCTGATTTCTTGGATTTAATTTAGTGTCAAGGAAATACGGCAGAGAGTTTGTTGAAACAAGAACTTTGTCTCCATTTAAATACGTGTTTTGCACGTTTGATGGAAACTTATTTAACTCTGGGTAGAAACTAGAGTCAGTTCTGGAAATTCTTCTTGATACCTTGACAATAGTGCTTGGATCTCCAACTCCAGATCCTCTTATTAAGCATGTTCTTTCGTCAAAGACATCAACAACGAATAAATCATTTGGTTTTTTGACTGTAAATCTATCGGTTAGTTCTACAGAATCACCAATTCTTAAAATATTGCTATCCTTTGTTATAAGTTTATAAGTATTATTCGAAGAATCTTCTAAAGTTAGATTTTCAACATCATAATACTGCGCTGTATTGAAAAACCAGTGATTTGCCTTAGTATCTGATGAAATTTTACCTAAAGATTTAATTTTTATCTTCGATCCTACAGATTGATAGTATGTTGATGATGGTTTTTGGAGATTATTTAAAACAGATCTAACTTTTATCTTAATTCCATCAGATTCTCCAGATTCGTCATCAAAACCATATGCATATGTATTTTGATCAACAACAGTACCATCGCTAATAGTGCCAGTAATACTTGTCGTAGTGATTCCTAGGAACTGATTTGGTGATTTATCGGAATAAGTGATAATTCCTGATGTTCCGTCTAAAAATGTAACTGATAAGGTTCCTGACTGTGGGAATCCAATGGTAGAATCTACTTCAAAATAAGTTTGACCAACACTAACTGTGTCAATTACTTGAGTTTTTGCATGAACAGAAAAATCACCATACAATAGTTCCGTAGATCCGTCATTTTTGTTATATGAAGTATCAATGCTTATCTTGTAGTAATTATCGGTAGAAACTCCAACAATAATTTTTTCTACAAAAGATACTGGAGCATATGCTTTCCCAATATTCTCAAATGAGTCTTGGAAAAGGGTTTTATTTAATAAGTTATATGGATCTCCCTCAACAGACTCTACAATCAAGTCCCTTGTAATCTGATATGATGCGTTTGATGGGGTAAAAAGATAATCTTTTGGTCTAATAATGCTTATTTCATCATTATACAGGGCTTTAAAGAGAATTTTGAAAGAATCTTCAGTTCCTCTTGTGGAGTAAAAATCTTTTGATTGTCTAATAAATTGTGCTTGATTGAGATTCTGACTTAATTCCTTTGATTGAAGTCCTGGTAAGAACTGTGCTTTTATTTTTTTAAGAAATTCTTGTAAAAATAGAACACTTAAATTTCTTACAACCGAACCTGCCAAGTGAGAATCTGCACTTGAGGTTGAAAAAACTGCTTCTTCTGGATTGTCTGGATTTTCGAAAGAAGTTACACCAACAAATCCACGACTACAACCTAAAAATCTAGTTCCAACTTTTGCTCTGTAGATAATTATCTCATCATCAATTTGCAGAATACCCGAATTTTCTGGAAACCCTACAGTATTGGATACATCAAGATAATCTTGACTTTCATCAGCATCAAAAGTAAGTTCAGTTTCACTTATTGTATTGGCATTTGAGTTCAGTTTAATGTAAGAATCAATATTCTGAATGAGGTCGATAGGACCCCCTTGGAATTCCAATCCAGAAAAATACTGCGTTAAAAACGAAGCAATTAAAGGAAACTCATCCTTTACATAATTTGGTAATTGACTCTGTAAGACTTGCTTAATCTGAACTCTGTTATTTGCCATTTCTTTTTTACTTATTAATATGGGTTGTTATTGACATCATAATAACTTGTTGAGGACTTATAAGTGGATCCAGATGGATCAGCCCCCGAAGATATTTCATCTACAATCATCTCAACAGAACTGGTGTCCAGTTGTAAATACAAGTCTTGTAATCCAATAACGTCATTTGAGTGTGGAACGGCGAATATTTCCATGATTTGTTGACCATCTTTATTTTTACCCGATACAATGTTGATTGGATTTAAAGTGATACGTCCTTTCACATAATCAATTGCTCCTACATTCCTTCTTCTGACAACTGGTGTTGTTGAACCTTGTGATTGTAAGGAGTACAATGATATCGTTCCAGTTCTTCTATCAATTGGTTCATCAAAAAGATAAACATCATCTGTTATATCTAGCACCTTAAAAGCACTGGATTTTATGTTGTAACCACTCAAGGATTGGACATGCATATGATTGCCAAAATCAATCGCATATTCAGCAAAAGTATCAGTTGCCAACCTTAAATCCCTTCTCATTTGTATTGATGTAATGTTTGAAGTTATTGCGGGATGACTCTGATCAATTATTCCTAAAAATTTGCTGTACTTAAATCTTGTCCCATACTTATTTAATTCAGAAGAATCTGCGTACTTTTGAATATTATTTTGAACTACGGATGAGATGGAAGCAGCATCGGCAGATTGTTTTGTATTGTAATATACCTTACTATTCGTAATTACATACAAATATTTTAGATCTAAAATTTCTGGTACTATTCCAGTAACAGAATACTTTCTCAAATCTCTTTTAATGTTCTCTTTAATTGCTTGAGAGACATAATCACCATTTCTTGGTTTAATGCTGATAAAAACTTTTCCAAATTGTGGGGGAACTAATTCTTCTCCTCCAAATACAGAAATAGATTCTGCCTCTGTGTAAATCTTATTTGGTATTAAAACCTCATAATCATTTGCAGTAATCGCACGATCTTGTGTCCCATAAACTTGTGGTGCATATTTTTTAATTGATGCGACACTTTCAATTGCTTGTCCACCACTAGAGGGTAAGTCTGCTGTTACAAGAGATATTCCGCTAGTTATAGTGTTTTCTATTGAATTTTGTAAGTATACTAATTTTCCACTAAATGTAAAATTATTAATTCTATTTGCTTCTTCTCCTGCACAGACAAGATAAGAAACTTCTACTACGTTTCCGTCTTCTAATGCTTTACCAAAAACACCATCACCAAAAATCAACTCATATTGTTCATCCTCTACTTCTTGAACAAAATAAATCGTTGAAGATCCTGATAATACATTATCAGTATTTTGATCAAACAGACTTACGTTTTGAGTATACTCAACTTTAACGGTAGATGTATCAGTTGGTCTAACACCAACCTTTAAGGTAGAGATATCAATACCAGAATTACCCAAAATGAAACGTTGGTTGGGATTTCTAGATGAATATGTAAATGACTGGTTAACAAGAATACCTTCAGAGACTGTTAACTGGAAATCTGCTATACCATCAGTAACAGAAACTGTTTCATCCTCTAGAATATTAAAAACGTATGACTGATTTCCAAACTGATTTGCTGTTGCTGCTACTGGACCTGCTTTTAATGTAATGGAAGATGGGTTTGCCGAGATTGTGGAGGTATCAACAAAGAAGTTAACATTACATGTTGATGCTCTTCTTGATCTTGGAAGATATCCGATATTTCTTGCAAGTGCAACAACATTCTCTCTCAATGTTGCACTATCAATGAATACCTCATTCGCAACCATATTTGCGTTGTATGAGGTAATGTAAGTATTATATGCCAACAAATCAATAATCGATGACAGATTAGACCCTTCGAAGTCATAATCCGTAAAATTATCGTTCGTTTTTAGAACTTCTTTTAGTGTGGTTTTAATCTGGTCAAAGTCCAGACTAGTAAAATTTAAAAGAGGCATTTATCTTGTTGGTTGCAAAACGAATTCTAGTTGTTGGGCTTGTACTTCTGAACCGATAATTCTATAGGAAATAACAACATCAAATTGATTTGCATCAAAGTTTGGATTTACTGTTACATCAATTAATGATACTCTGGGTTCATACTTTCTTATAGAATCTTCAATTTCATCCTGAATTGTCAGTGCTGATATGTCATCCAGATTTTCAAAGAGAGATTCTGATATTCTTGACCCAAAATTAGGTTGAAAAAACTTCTCTCCAGGGTTCGTAAACACAATATTACGAATAGAGCGAGCAATCGCAGTCTCATTTTTGAGTGCAACAAGGTCATCATTCAGAGGATTGCTCTGAAATGACATGCTGACATCTTTGAAACTGCGACTAACTCGCTCTAGTGGCATGGATACCCGTAAATTCTATAATTATATCTTATTTAGGGGGTATTCCAACTAAAATTCGGTAAGAGGAATAGGTTCAGTACCATATTCCCAATCATCATAATCTTCATCATTACGAATTTTCTCATGAAGTTCTTTCTGAACTTGAAAATCGTGTTTTTTGGGTGTCAAATCATCATTTGAGATCTCACGAAGCATTTTTTGATGCTGTTGATTAGCTAGATTGTCTAAAAAATCGTGCATTTTTACTCCTGATCGGTTAAATCAGAACTTTTTTCGGGGTTGCTATCCCGTGAATCTGAATTATAAGGACTATAACCATGAGAAAAGTGTCCACCTTCAGCAACAAATGGTGGTTTTTCTAATTTTTGTGCTTTTTCAGTAAGTGTCTCCCAAAAATATTCATCTGTATCACCAAGTCTACCCCAATCTGTGCCATTTTCAACCTGATAATACTCTGTAGAGACCTTAAAATCAGGAATTTTGGGTTTTTCTGGTGTCAGACTGTTATCATAGATGCGACATCTGTTATTTGGGTACAGTGCAAACTGTCCATTTTCGAGTTCAATCAAATTAAAGGACTTATGCTCTTCAGGAATCTCACTTGTAGAATAATCAATGGTATCAGTACCCTCATGATAGTTGTCTAATGTGCACTCATACGTCCCTCTAATGCACCCGAAATGCCTTGTACGTACTTCCCAGTCCATTGAACCAATAAACTGCTTATGGATTGCTGTAACCCCATAATCCATGCAGTTCCAGAACTGTAGATTTGGAAGATCAAGGTCTGGAGTTGGTGTTTCTGGACGCGAGACAAACGCGCTGATTGGCAATTTATCAAACATTGCCGCATATTCTGGTAAATAGGTCTCAAAATAAAAAGCACGTCCAGGCATCGACTTTGCCGATACCCAAACGCCCTCTACAAATTCGCCATGACCATCTTTCAAATCACGTAAGTATTCCTTACGAACCCATACTTTTCGTGCAGGTAAATTTGTAATTAAACAACTCATGTATTTTTATATGTCTCTTATCCTATTTACCCTGACCACGATATTTCTTTTTCTTTCCATTACGAGACGTTGCCGAGAGAAGAGTTCGAGCTGAACGTCCTTGACGAGTTTTTTTAGGAGCACCCGGTTGAAACTCCGTCCGATTCATACCACCTTTAGCCATTAGATTTCCTCCATTTCAATTAAATTAGCATCAAAAGAATCCTTACCTTCTGAAGGACTTTCATAGTACTGATCAGCAAGATCTTGTAAAACTTCAAGACATTCTTCGTGCGAGAGGGAAGAGTAAATCTTCCGCCCCGCATAAAGAACATTAAATCGTTTAGATGATTCGAGTTTTCTCATGTCCTACACGAATACGAGGATCGCACCAAATATCAAAACCTGCATCCTTTGCATCAAGACAGAATGAGACATCCTCACCACACATGTCCTGAACACTGCCAGATTCAAAGACTTGCATCTTCGGAGCAAACCAAGGATACTCAAGATTCTCAAAGACACCTTTCTTGATCAGCACCCATCCGAAACCTGTATAATCCACCGTGAAAGGTTTCTTACGCTTTGACATCGTTTCGACAGTTTCGTGATTCATCACTCCACCATTCTTACGGAAATCATCTTCTTCCAACCAGTGTGCAACAGAGGTCGTGTGGCCATCTTCTGTAGCATACCACCCAGCAGTTACCTCACGCTCGGTGCCGTCTTCAGAGACTGCCAGATCACACAACTGCCAGAACTTGTTAGTGTCAAAAACAATATCACTATCAATCCACAATTGATAATCATACTGCAACTTCCCATCCCAAGGAATTTGGTTCGGTCCACGGAGAACATTTGCACCAAGACACTTGCAACGTGCAAAGTTAACCATCGAAGAATAGTCTTGACTAATCTGAATACTCATACCGTTCTGTACCATATCAAAGCACAGTTGTACAAAGTTCTTCAGAAATGTGAACGAACATCCTCGACCTGGAAGACAAAACACAATCGTCTTGCCTCGCATACGTTCTTTGATTGCATCGATATCCCATTCAGGTTGACTGCTCTTTTGGGGCGATGCGGTTTTTACTGTAAATCCTTTAGCCATAAGATTGAATTACCTTCAAGTTCAATTCTATCGTAGTATGTATTCAGTGTCAATAAGAAACTTCTTCAGTGTTGAGTAGGGGTTTCTCTACCTCCTCATATGACAAATCCTCAAGAGTATAATCAGTCTTCATAAGACCAATCATTCCTTTGAGGGTGCGCCATGTCACGTTGAATTCTTCTTCTTTGATATTATGAAAAAGACATTTGTCCTTTGCATAGATGTGGAATAATTTTTCCTTTGGGGACATTTTTTTCCTCCGGAAATTTTTTTTATTTTTATATATCGAACGCGGATTGTCACCTCTGTAGGTTAGGGTAGTTAGCGTTTTTTATATCACGCCGCGCCGACGATATAAACAAACCGCACAAAACGCTGTCTCCACGGTATATTCAATTCTAACACATAAGGGAGCAGAGTGTCAACCACTGCCCCCACTATGTTATCAGAACTCGATCGTATTCAGTGTCGGGACATTATCACCAGACTGCTCATCATTCTCGACGAAAGTATCAAGAATTGACAGGAGTTGATTACCATCAGTAGCACGATTGAGCAGAGACAGCATCACGGACTTGGACATGATTAAAGAAGAAAAGTGTTAGTTAGAAACGTGCCTAGTTTATACTCATACGACAGGAGTGAGTTATACTTAAGATCAGAAATCGAACACGTCAGAGTTAATCTCAATCACGTTAACTTTCTGATCATTCCACTTCACACCGTCACCAGTTTCAGTGGAACCATAACCATTGTAGAGGCAATTTACAAAGGTTTCATAATCACCACACTCACGTGCAAGTTCATACAAACCCTCTTCATTGTTGATCCACAGAGCAACATTCCAGGTCTCATAATTCGTCCACCCGTTATAAGTGGTGTCGGTGAGATCGGTTTGGAAAGTAGCAGGCATGTAGCGGAATCGTTCTTACACTACTGGTACACTTTACTGGTGAGTAACATTAATACCCACACAATCACCAACGGTCGGGCTTACTCAAGTCCTCTACGTAACTATCAATAACACGTTCAGATCCTTCTAACTCGAATAGATCTTCCCAGTTAATTTGATGCGGGTCGAAATCCTCTAGAGTCTCCAATTCCAGAGTGATTCTATAACGCTGCTTTGATGCTTGACGATAAACAACTGACATGAATCTGTGCTCCGTTGGTGATGCTTATACAGTATAGAATAACAGAGAGAAACTGTCAATAAGACTGTGCCTATTTATGAGAATTTCTGATATTTTTGTGTTGTCAATCCCTGGAAAAACTTATGGGCGGGGTCTTGACATTTCTGCGGAGTGGTGATAGAGTGCACGGTAAGATCACAAGACCTGGACACATTTAGAGAGACATAAATGAGGGGACTTGAGTACACTTATCAGAAGGTTTTAGAGGTGCTTAAATATACCTTATTCTCAATAATAACCCCTATTGATTCTCAATAAAACAAACTTATTGAGAACAGTATAACAAACACAAATATATTTTTAATTACATTTTTAATTGATTTTAACCCTAAAAACAATAAAAAAGGGGGTGAAATGCCCCCTTTATGGATTATATTCAGTTAGCGTGATGTTCGTTGAATAAGATCACCAGTCAAGTGAAATGCTTCGCCAGTGTTGTAACGAACGCTAGGGAAAAGAATAAAGGAAACAACGAAGATAATGCCAATGAGTTTCACTTTCTTTGAGTTAATTGGTTTGAATGTGAGATACTTTCTTCTTGACATTTAATCAAGCAAACATGAAACCATTAGTGAAGTCAAAGGTATTATAAACAGGTGAAGTTCCTGCTTGTCCGATGAACTTATCAACGAACCATTTACCTGCTCTTTGATATACACCTTCTCCAGCAATTCCATGCTCTTTGAGAATAGCATTGAGACGGGATTTAGTGGTATTTGATTGCCAACCACCATCAAAGATCTGAACAAAATCTTCACCAATCACAGCAATAGTATTGCCATGGAGACGAACAATAGACTCATTAGTTTCAGGATCGAAAGTAACACTAGTGTTTGCAGATTGCCAGTTCAGATTGTTAGAAATGGCATTGTTCATTTGTTGTTCGATCTTACGCATGTTGAGAAAAGAGAAAAGGTTTTAGGTCAGAGAAGCAATCCCGTAGAGAAGTCCTTTCGGAGAAGCAATCGGGGAGAGAAGTCTGAACCTCTATACAACTAGAACACTTTAGAGGTGAGTAACATTATTCATTTGTAATTACATCCCATTCATATACTCATGGAGTTCTTCATAGTATTGTTCTTCA